TGCATTGCAAAATGAACCAATGACTGGACCAAATTATGCAGTAGAAACTATAGTAGAAACTCCGGCAAGATTTCCAATTCCATCTGCAGCACAAGCGACAATAAATAGAGCTTTGGCACCAGATGAGGATGAGGGTGGTCCTTGTTCCCCAGCAAATTGTTTACGTTCTGTGCCAAGAGATCTGTTAATATATGCAGCAGGGCCGGGAGCTCTTATGTGGGCTGGGGGTACTGTAAGAAATACACAACAAACTGGGCCGTGTGTTGGTGGTAATTGCCCAGATGGTGCGTATCAATATGCACAAACATTTAAAATAACACAAACACCCAGAAATCTTTTAAGCGGTACAGATAATAATCTTACAACCTTTGAAAGTGGTGAAAAAATTTCTTTTTCGGATGTGTTGTTAGATTCATCAAAAACAGAAATAATATCTCCTTGGCTCAGTCCAACATCTTCAAAATGGATACCAATTGTAGAAGATTCTCCAACTTATTTGGCCGGGTATAACACAGAAAATGGAAGTTTATCTCAAATTTCTCTATATTTAAATTATCCTATAACATTTAACGGAGAGTCTACAGAATCAGATTTAGATTTTGAATATCATGAATTTGATGCTCCGGGCGAACAAATATTTGTAAAAATAGAAAAAATTGAAAGAGATGTAGACAACGGGGTTTCTGTAGATTATAACTTGTCAGATTTAAATTTAAATAATAATTCTTCTGTTAGAATAGAAAAGTTTATAACATCACAAGAAGTTCATGAAACGACAGGAACTCCTGCAATACAAGTATTAAACGCTGGTTTAATAAATTATAATATTAGATTAAAAACAAATGCAACTCAAAATGATTTAATATTTTTTAGTAAATTGTGGAAATTGAATACAAGCAATAATCAAAAAGAATTTATTGGAGAAAGTTTAAGAGTTACGGGGGTATATTCTGATGGTTTAGTTGCAGAGCCAGTAGAAGGAACTCCACCAGAAAACAGAACAGACTTTGTAAATCTTACATTTGATCATTATTTAACAAATACTATTACATTTTCCAGCAATGAAAGACTTGTTGTTGAACTATTTGTAACAGGTGAAATAAAAAGAAATTTAAATGTTCCATTAGAAACCGCAGATAGTTCTGGGGACCCTGTGGTTTTAACAATAAATTATAGAAACTCATATGAAGAAACATATTCAAATGAACAGGGGGAAGTAACTGCTGTATTAGACAGTTATTATTCTCGTATAGTTCATAGTGAATTAACGGAATTGGAACTCAGAAATATTTGCTTTGCTGGTGGCGCAAGAGAATCAACATTATCTAGTAGTGATCCCAACGCCGTTGATGTAGAATTTACTTATGATAATGAAAATAATATAAATGGTTTTGTAGTTTCGACTGTAACTGTTGATTGCAAAATTTCATCTCCATGTTGCCCAGAGTAATAAATATTAAGTAAAGGAATATATGAATCTGTCTCATTTTACATTTAATACAACCGGATCAATGACTGGTAATTCTTCAAATCAATTATACCTCGATTCTGATGGAAATATTATAAATCGCAATAAAATTGAATACGGCCAATATAACAAAATAATAAAAATAAATTTTAATTTTAATAAATTTATGATGTTAAAAAAGAAATATATTGGTATTGGGGATATTATTGATTTTATTACTAAAAAAACAGGTATAAAAAAATTTATGGTATGGATTACAAAAGGAAATTGTGGATGTGAAGCTAGAAGAATAAAATTTAACAAGTATAAATTGTTTTACTATGTTATAAAATTTAGAGAAATATATGCAAATGATTTAATTGTAATAAAAAAACAAAAAGAACTTTTTAAAAATATAAAACCATTAGAGCAAAAAGTTTTTAAACAACAGCACAATTCTGTTTCAAATTTAAAACCAGTACAACATAAAGAAATAAAAAATTCTTGTGGTTGTGCCAAAAAAAACTTGACAAATAAAAAAATCAGTACATAATAAAAATATGAATAATTTAAAATTAATAAAATTTAAGTATGGAGAAGAAATTATTGCGGAGTGTTTTGATGATGGTTCTAATACTTTAAGCATTAAAAACTCAGCTGCTTTAATTCCCGCAGAAAATAACGGATGGCATTTGGTTACTTGGCTACCCTATACAAATGTAAAAGATGGGTTAGATATCCCAAAAACAGAAATATTTTTTATGGCAGATCTTAGTCAAGATATGGTAGAATATTATACAAAGTGGAAAGAATTATTAAAACAAAATAAAGTTAAAGAATAAACTCTAAATATTTTATATGTTTAGAGGATACTATAAAGCAAAACAATCAAGTGGTATCGCCAACGTTTACAATGTTGGCGATACTATTTTATTTGAGGGATCTGTTTACAAAGCCAAAAAATCTACAACAAAGTCTCCATTTGAAGATAAAAAAACTTGGAAATTTATTGGAATAACAGAAATATATCAATCAAATACTCCTCCGATAAATCCAGTTGTAGGACAACATTGGGAAAAAGAAGGAAAACTTTATATTTACTATAAAGATATCAATGGATTTTCTTGGGTTGAAGTTTAATTAGGTGTTAATAGTCAAAACTAAACTTATATTTTTTTCAAATTTTAAGTAAATAGTTTGTGGTCTATTTGGTGATCTTAAATATATGAAAGATGCGCCATCAAATCCGGGGACACCATTTAGATAAAAACTAGAATTTAAAGGAATTGAGCAGTTTTTATCAACATAGGCTCCAATTTTCCAACCATACAGAGAAGAATCTGATAAGTCAAATTTTATTACTGGTGTTAACCCCGAACCGTTTGATGTAGTAGTGGATGTTCTAAAGGATTTTGTTGTAGTATTTGCGCCATCAACATTTAAAAATGTTGTTACTTGCGTAGATACTTCTGCAAATGTAACTGGATTTAAAACCGTAGTTTGTGTCTCATTTACAATTTTTACATAAGAATAAAAACTTATTGCAACAGATAATTTATCATATGTAAATGGATTTAAAAGATTATCATATTGCTCGCTTTGAAAGTATTCGTACCAATCATAATAATTTGTAGAATCTACCAAGGCTCTAGAATATCGTTGATATAAATTTTGATTTGTTAAAATTTCTAAAACTTGTGTATTCGGGGCTATTTTTTTAATAATTCCATTTTTTTGTTTACTTTGTGACAAAGTAATAAGATCTGGAACGCCTCTCATATAAACATTAACTAAAACTTTTTTTCCTTTTAAATTTTCAGATGTTATTCCAAATGTGTTATTTATGTAAACTATTTCAGATTTATCTGTGAGTTTTATAAAAGTATCAATTAGATATCTTCCATTATTGGCGGAAGCACCAACAACTTCTAAATGCTCTTCGTAGGAATAATCATTGCCATATATTCCCATATATTCAATATTAAATGGTGCGTCTTTATTTAAGAAAGATTGAAAATATTGACAAGTTGCACCATTCACGGCTGTAAATAGGGGAGCATCTTTAAAACCTATATTTTGATATAAGCCATTTTCTATAGTTGGTGAATATGTAATTCCATTTGCAGAAATATAATTGTTATAACTTCCAGTTTTTCCAGACAATTCGTATGTTCCAGCAAACGAATACATTAATCCGGTTGTTTCATCGTAATAATTTCCAGCTGTTATGCCGAACGTATTACCGGAAGTCAAACCTCCAAAAAAACGTTTAAGAAATTTTAAATCAGATGAATTTGCTAAATTTGAATAATCAAAATAAAAAGAACCACCTTGTTTTAATATTGTCGGTGAACCATCAATTTTTCCATTTGTAAAACATGGATCTAATGTAGAACCAACAAAACTTGTTACAAAAAGTTCTGTATTTTTTACAACATTTAATGACTGGTTAGTATTTGCCATAATTCATTTTAAGATGCAAAGAAGCTGATTATTTGTGAAGAACTTTTTGCTCTTAAATAGATTTCGTTGGCATTTCCTACATTCAAGAATAATTGCTCACCCGGATCAAGTTCATAACCAAGAGTAGATGAGACTGTGGAATTTCCAACATAAATTATGTCTGTGTTGTATGAAGCTGCCTTTAAATTTACACCAGCATAGCAGGTATACCCGGTGGAAACTTGAGAATTTGCTGTATTTGTTACAGTAATTCTTCCAGCTGTTACACCACTTGGTCTAACCAACCCAAAGACTGAAAGAGCATCGTAAATATCGTCTACTTTATTATAAACAGCAGTTATACCGTTTAAAAGAGCTGTATCATTTATGCCTACAGTATTTCCTACAGTAACAGGAACGCTTAGGCCACCGCTCATACCCTGTATTCTTAATCCATTTCCTGCAGTATCATTTGTTACACCAACAGTTGATGAAATATTAAAGGTAGCAGACAATCCGGCATCAACCAGAGAAACTTTAAGGGCATCACCGGACACACCGACAGATTGCATAGAAGCACCAACAACATGGGCATAGATATATGTTAATCCTTGTGGACCCCATACAGAAACACTATCTGTAGCTTTAGTTAGGGGAATGCCTCCGGTAATCTCTACACGGCTCCCAGAAGCAGTTGTTACATAAAGAGGAGTAGATGTTACGCCAGTAACAACAACAGTACCGCTTACAGGTAATGCTGTTCCAGACGGTGTTCCCTGAACAGTAATAGTTCCAGTAAATCCAGAAATTGTTGCTGTCAACCCAGCTGCTACTGTTACTGGAAGTGGATTTGTCGAAGAAACTAATGTTGCAGATCCGGTAAGACCGTATGCCATTTTCATTATTTGGAAATGGGATGTTGCTCCGGAAAATTGTGCTACATCTGTAGCAATTGTTGCTGTTATTCCTGAAGTTTCAATAACAATGTTTGGATCTAAATCTGTTGCCATTTGTTCCTCTAAATAGTTCTAGAATATTTAGATAGATTTAATTATTGAATTTTTAAAAATAGGATGAATAATAGTAACATGTATATAGACGATTCCGCAAAAGAAAAATTTTCTAATAAAGTATTAGATTTAGTCCAAAAAACAAATTCACCATTTATGCAGTGTGTTTTAGAGGCTGCAGATATGATGGGCATAGAAGCAAATACTGCTGGAAAATTATTGACAAAACCAATTATAGAAAAAATTGAAATAGAAGCAAAAAAATTAAATTTACTTAAAAAATCAAAAAAGAAAACATTACCTGTTGACTAAACAGAATTATGTTGTATAATCGCGCAACTAAAGGCCGAGGTAGTTCCTCGGGGAAAGACATATATGGCAAATTTTTCAGATTTTAAAAAGAAGAGTAAGAACTCAATCGCAAATTTAACTGAGCGTCTTGACAAGATGAACGCCAAGGATTCTTATAAGGATGAAAGAATCTGGAAGCCGGGAATCGACAAGGCTGGAAACGGCTATGCAGTGGTTCGTTTCCTACCGGAAATCGAAGGAGAAGAAACGCCATTCGTGGCCGTTTACACTCATACCTTCAAGGGCAAGGGTGGTTGGTTCTACGAGAATTGCCCTACGACCATCGGTGAAAAGTGCCCAGTCTGTGCAGCAAACACGGAACTGTGGAATAGTGGTATTGAAGATGATAAGAACATCGCACGTAATCGTAAGCGTAAGCTGACTTACATTTCCAATATTTTGGTTATTGAAGATCCTGCCAATCCTGAGAATAAGGGAAAGGTCTTCCTTTATCAGTATGGTACTAAGATCTTCCAAAAGATTCAGAGCCTCGCCCATCCAGAATTCCAAGATGAGGTTGCGGTAGATCCTTTCAACTTCTGGACTGGCGCAGACTTTAAGATCAAGATTCGCAATGTGGGTGGATATGTAAACTATGACCGCAGCGAGTTTGCATCGCCAGCACCACTGTTTGGTGGTGATGACAAGAAGCTTGAAGAAATTTGGAAGAAGCAATATCCATTAAAGCCATTTATCGATAAGAGCCAGTTTAAGAGCTTTGACGAACTGAATGCTCGCTTTAAGAAGTCTGTTGGTGATGATATCCGTGCTCAATTTACTGAATCCAGTAGCATTGAAGATGATGTTGAGGAAACCAACATTACGGATGTAGAGGAAAAAGATCCTCTAAAGTATTTCTCCGAAATGGAGAATGATTGAAAAAAGCCCCCGAAAGGGGGCTTTTTTTATA